GCACTGGAGCAGGCGTTGTGGGCCCGTCGGCCGTCCGGCACAATCCATCACAGTGATAAAGGTTCTCAGTATGTATCGCTGGCCTACACGCAGCGGCTTAAGGAAGCCGGATTACTGGCATCAACAGGGAGTACTGGCGACTCGTATGACAACGCGATGGCTGAGAGCATCAATGGTCTTTACAAAGCGGAGGTAATACACCGTAAGAGCTGGAAAAACCGGACAGAAGTGGAACTGGCCACACTAACGTGGGTGGACTGGTATAACAATCGACGATTGCTGGAAAGGCTGGGCCATATTCCTCCGGCAGAAGCAGAAAAAGCTTATTATGCTTCCATCGGAAATAATGATCTGGCAGCCTGAGTTCACAGATAAAATACTCTCCAGGAAACCCGGGGCGGTTCATTCTTTCCAGCCAACAAACTGTTGAGCTTGTTCATGAATTGACCAACACCCAGAATTTGGGTGTTGACCCGGTGAGTGTGATTCATGGGGGAAATGAACGGGGAACGTATGTCTGTAAGGAACTGGTGTATGCCTATGCAATGTGGATCAGCCCGTCATTCCATCTGAAGGTGATCCGTACTTTCGACATGGTAACCAGCGCACCGGAAAAATTATCCGGGCAGGCTGCTGACAAGATGCAGGCTGGTGTGATTCTGCTGGACTTTATGCGTCGGGAGTTAAACCTGTCTAACTCATCTGTGCTTGGTGCCTGTCAGAAACTCCAGGAGGCTGTTGGCTTACCGAATCTGGCACCGCGCTATGCCATTGATGCTCCTGCTGACGCGCCTGATGGCTCAAGTCGCCCCACGCTGTCGCTGAGTGCACTGCTGAAGCAATATGGTATCCGCCTGACGGCTAATCAGGCATATCACCAGATGGCGAAGCTGGGGATCGTTGAACAACGCGAACGATACAGCCGTACCGCGATTAACAACATCAAAAAATTCTGGTCGCTGACGGCGAAAGGCTGCATGTTCGGCAAGAACATCACCAGTCCTGCAAATCCGCGCGAGACGCAGCCGCATTTCTTCGAATCCCGATTCCCTGAGCTGTTAAAGCTGCTCGATACCGTTCACTGATGGGAGGCGTGGAGCATGAGAATTACACCACCCCATCTGCAGCCAGTTTTATCCAGGGTTAAACGTTTTGTTGAACGAATGCCGGAAGGCGCAACACTGACCCAGATATCACAGAAAGTGCAGGCGTACAGTCTGCTGAATAAAAGGGATAAGGAGATACTCATTGGCATTATCCGCGACAGTGGACTTCTGGTCGTTGCGAATGATGGAAGAACTACAACGTTACATCATCCTAAATTTGGACATCAGGCAGTAAATAGTGAAATACCAGTAAAAACAGAGGAACCCGTTGTGATTAAAAAGACCGTTACTCCGGATGAATTACGCAGGCATGCTGAGGAGCTGATCAGGGCTGCGGAAGAAGCAGAGAAGAAATTTAATGATCGTGCGGAAATTAAAAAGCAACTGGATCCTCTGAGACTGGAAATCCTCCAGGCGTATGGAATGGCAAGTCGTAAATTTGATGAGTTTGTTGATGCTATGGCGGATATGGGGAAAGCGGTACAGAAACTGAAACAGATTGTGCTGTGAGGTTCTACGTTGAGAGCACTACTGACCCCTGAAATTGCCCCACGTATGGGGATCGTGTTGTTCAGGCCAGGTTCAGAGCTGATGCCCCTGTTTATGCAGGGGCGTGTCCTGCTGGAGCCTGAGCCGGAACGTTATTCATCTTTCGCCAGTGGTGCCGTTCCGGCGGCATCACAACCGCTGGCGGATGATCCTGTCGTTCGGGCCGTGTTCCGCAATGAGGCAGTGATCCGTCGTGCTGGTGGCGTGGAATGCCTTGAAAGCTGGTTACTTCGTGAAAAGGGCTGTCAGTGGCCTCATTCCGACTGGCACAGCGAGAACATGACCACAATGCGACACGCGCCGGGCGCAATCCGTCTGTGCTGGCACTGCGATAACCAGCTGCGTGATCAGTTCACGGAACGGCTGGAGTCAATGGCAACGGATAACTGTGCCCGCTGGGTGTTGTCTGTCGTGCGTCGGGATCTCGGTTTTGATGACAGTCACGTTGTGACAATGCCGGAACTGTGCTGGTGGCTGATTCGTAATGATCTGGCGGATGCCTTACCGGAAAGTGCAGCCCGTAAGGCACTGAGATTACCGAAGCCTGTTGTGCCGTCTGTCACCCGGGAAAGTGACCTTGTGCCTTCGGTTCCTGCCACCAGCATCATCCAGGATAAAGCGAAAAAGGTGCTGGCGCTGAAAGTGGATCCGGAGTCGCCGGAGTCTTTTATGTTACGCCCAAAACGTCGCCGCTGGGTTAATGAAAAGTACACGCGATGGGTTAAGACGCAGCCGTGCGCATGTTGTGGAAAACCTGCTGATGATCCCCACCACCTGATAGGTCACGGTCAGGGTGGAATGGCTACAAAAGCGCATGACCTCTTTGTGTTGCCTTTGTGCAGAAAGCATCACGACGAGCTGCATGCGGATACCGTGGCATTTGAAGAGAAGTATGGCTCCCAGCTGGAGCTGATATTTCGTTTTATCGATCGTGCACTGGCAATTGGCGTGCTGGCCTGATTTTGTGGAGAAAGTTGATGCGTGATATGTATGAAGTATTGGACCGCTGGGGTGCATGGGCTGCAGCAGATAACAGTGGTGTGGACTGGCAGCCTGTTGCTGCAGGGTTTAAAGGTTTACTACCTCATGGAAAGAAAACACGCCAACAATGCGATGATGATGAAGGAATCATGATTGACAGCTGTGTTGCGCGATTGCGGAAATATAAGCCCGAAGAGTATGAGTTGGTTATTGCTCATTTTGTTATCGGCATCTCACTAAGAACTATTGCAAAGAAGCAGAAGTGTTCTGATGGGACAATAAGAAAAGAGTTGCAAACAGCTCTTGGTTTTCTGGATGGTGTGCTTTCAATGTTGTAATATTAGGGGGAATTACCCCCCTTTTTTTCTCTGTTGCTTTAATAAAATTTTAATATTTTGTCTGATTATGATGAGGCAATGTAATAAAAGAAATACCGTTAGTATTGCAAGCCATACGCAAAATAAGCATGCATATAAATTAGTTGAAAGTCCAATAGTGAATTGTGCAATTGCTGTTGTGATAGAACATAATATTGATGTATTAATAAATGAGGATAAATTGTCTAAAGGTTTATAAAGTACACTATCATTGATTTTGTCAATAGGTATACCAGTGGCAATGCTATAAATTTCCTTATATTCCTGAGTTGCAAAAACCTTATCGCGTAAATTTATTATGACAAAGGTATGCAGGCTCAATAAAAATGAGCCCACGGAAATAAAACCGGAGAAGAGATAGCCTCGTAAGTTTTTATGATAAAAATCAAAAAAGTTAACACTTACTTTAGGTGTGTTTCTGTACAATAGGTAAAGTGCAAGCAATGCCAGGATCGAGAATGCAAGCAGTGTAAGGTACTGATACCTCAATCTTTTATTTATTAGCCATTCATATAAAGGCATTTTTATTCGTCCCGTTCAGCATTTCTTCTTTTATCATATCAAAAACAGGGTTTGTTGTATAATTATCGTTTGTCAATCCATTGACTTTATCGGCAATTATATCGAAATCGTATGTTTCAAAAAAAACAGGGCAGTTCATAAAATCAATGGTTTTTTCTATTCCTGCATGGTTTACTGCAATAACCTGTGCTTTAGCAACTCCACTCATAGAATTATAAATATTTGAAAGATTCTGAGATAGTTGTTGCACTTTTGTTCTGTCGCTAGAATTAAAATTCATATCTATTGTGGTGGTGTTAACAAATTGTTCAAGCGCAGTCATTGGTCCACCTTTAAAATCTATATAATTAAATTTAAAGCTTGTGCTTTTAATCTCTTTGAATTGACATAAAACACTCTGAATGTTGTTTTTATTTGTCATAAGGCTGAAAGTCAGTCTTTCTTTGTATTTTTTATTTATTGCAGTTACTTCTTTTTGTTTTGGTTTATCACCAAGTTTTTTTATTTCTTCTTTATTTTGATTTCTGATAAATTCATTACTTATTGTTTCTAAATGAGAAAAGAGAGTGTTCAGACTGCATGAACCGTGGTGATACATATAGAGACCAGAAAGATTAGATTTTTTAATTAAGAAAAAGTTGAAATTAGCAAGTTTGTCACTTCCTTGAAGATCTTCAATTTTAAGCTGGAATTTACCATCAACAAATTGCGACTTACAGTTCTTTTTTTGGTTTCTGAATGTGACAACTAATCCATAATAGAAATCATTCACATCCGAAATGAGAATTTTACGAGTATAGTCTGTGCGACTGTGTTCTCTGTTTGATGCGTTGATAAAAGCATTCATTACGTCAACGGTATTAATATTTTTGTTATTGTTATTTATTGTAAATCCTATGCTTCTAACTTTCATGTGTATTCCAGGACCGACTAAAGATAGCGAGAATGGGGACGCATAGTTTATAAAAATCCTAACGCGTACGCAAAAAGTATTATATCGTGTTAAGAGTGGTTACTTCGCCACACAACTTAAACCCGCCGCTGAGCGGTTTTTTTGTACCTGTAAACCTTGTGCAGTACAGTAAACACGCTGGTGGTCGTGAATACTGGCTTTTTATCTTGCTGGCTTTTTAGACAAGAGTTATTGGTATGTCATGTTAACCAGAAGGGAAAAGACATGCTAAAACAGCAAGATATGACAGAAACCGCCGCCGCAGTCCTTCATTTCTTACCTGCTGACAAGTGGGTAACGCCACGCATGATGACGAGAACTACCGGAGTAAGCGAAGCCCGGTGCCAGTTAATACTGACTCAGTTAGTTCTGGCGGGTCTGGCGAAGGATAACGGCGGGTACGGGAATAAATTCAGACGCTGCCAGTAATGGCGGTTTCCTGCTGTGAAAATGGGCGGCTGGTGGGTGTTGGTAGCACCTGCCAGCCATTCGCTCATGCTTATTGGTCACAAGCGAACCACGGCCCACTGCTTTAGCGCAAAAGCAGAGTGAGCCTACCAGAGTTACGCTTACTGATCCATGAAAAATACTGTAAAAATAAACAGTGTTGATTTAATCAACGCTGATTGCCTGCATTTTATTCAGTCCCTGCCTGATGATTCCATTGACCTGAGTGTTACCGATCCGCCTTACTTCAAGGTGAAACCTAACGGTTGGGACAATCAGTGGAAAGGGGACGAAGATTACCTTAAGTGGCTGGACCACTGTCTGGCCCAGTTCTGGCGGGTGTTAAAACCTGCCGGAAGCCTTTACCTGTTCTGTGGGCATCGCCTGGCATCTGATATTGAGATCATGATGCGTGAACGTTTCAACGTGCTTAACCATATCATCTGGGCGAAGCCGTCCGGACGTTGGAATGGGTGTAATAAAGAAAGTCTGCGCGCATATTTTCCTGCCACAGAGCGCGTTCTGTTTGCTGAACATTACCAGGGGCCATATCGCCCGAAAGATGCCGGGTATGAGGCGAAGGGCAGGGCACTGAAACAGCATGTGATGGCCCCGCTGATTTCTTACTTTCGTGATGCGCGTGCTGCTCTGGGGATAACGGCAAAACAGATTGTGGATGCCACAGGAAAGAAAAACATGGTGTCGCACTGGTTCAGTGCCAGCCAGTGGCAGTTACCGAACGAGGATGATTACAGAAAACTTCAGGTGCTGTTTGCCCGGGTGGCAGAAGAGAAACATCAGCGGGGTGAACTGGAAAAGCCACATCACCAACTGGTCAGCACATACAGTGAGCTGAACCGGCAGTATGCCAGCCTGCTGGAAGAGTACAAATCACTGCGGCGTTATTTTTCCGTATCGGCAGCCGTTCCTTATACGGATGTCTGGACGCACAAGCCTGTGCAGTATTATCCGGGCAAACATCCCTGTGAAAAACCGGCAGATATGTTGCGGCAAATGATTACCGCCAGCAGTCGTCCGGGAGACCTGGTTGCAGATTTCTTCATGGGGTCCGGTTCGACAGTCAAAGCAGCGAATGCACTGGGGCGTCGTGCAATTGGCGTTGAGCTGGAGACCGGACGTTTTGAGCAGACCGCAAGGGATGTACAGAATTTAATCAGAAAGAGAGAGTGATATTGCTGAATTTATTCTGTAACGTTATCATTATGTTATCGGCCCTTTAGCTCAGTGGTGAGAGCGAGCGACTCATAATCGCCAGGTCGCTGGTTCAAATCCAGCAAGGGCCACCAACCGCCACTAGCTCATCAGGAAAGAACGTCACCCTGTGCGAGATTCGGAGTCCCCGGTGGCGGTCCATTATCGGTATTCTGCGTTGTTAGCTCAGCCGGACAGAGCAATTGCCTTCTAAGCAATCGGTCACTGGTTCGAATCCAGTACAACGCACCACACTTATTTTCCAGGCTCGCTTCGGCGGGCCTTTTTTGTATCTGCGCCACGCCCGGCGCATATCAACCACAGAGCCTTTCGGGGGGGAGCTTACGGAGTGGTCAGTGTGACTTTCTCTGTGGGCAGATCGCTCCCGGGCGTTGGCTCACCCACCCAAAGGAACGTCACGATGTTTGGTATTTTTGGTAAAAAAGCCCGCCGAGCGGCAGTGGAAATTAAAAAGTTTGAGAAACGTGATCTGGCACAGGCGGTTATTAATGCTGCCTATCTGGTGGCCTATGCAGATGGTGAATGTGAGGCTTCAGAGAAAGCGAAGATCGAGCAGGTCTTGCGTAACCAGCCTGCGTTGTCCGCGTTTACGTCAGAAATTAATGCGATTAGCGCAACCATTATCGGTCAGCTGGATACGAACTTTAAAACTGGTCGCCGAGCGGCATTGCGTGAAATTGAAGATGTGAAACACGATACGCGTGAAGCGGAAGATGTGCTGGATGTGGCGGTGGCCATTGCGGAGGCAGACGGCGAAATTGAGCCGGAAGAGCGCAAGGTGCTGGAAGAGATTGCCGGTGTTCTGGGTC